AACGACGTTGCCACCTACGTTGTACTTCCCTCCACCGAAGTATCCTTTGCTCGGAAGTGCCATTATGTAGTCACCTTCGTAACATTCGCTACTCGCACAATCGGGCATTGATACGACCGCTCCATGCCTGAAGTGTCTTCCACTCCAAGGATCAAGTAGTCGTGTCCTGTGTCCAATTGCTTAGCCAAGTCTCTCTCCTGTACAACAACGTCGATCGGGACAATCAGCAGAAACTCTTCCACCAACGGATTCCCGTAGTCTGTCCACTTCACCTCTAGTCGGTCCTGTCTCACCCGTTGCACCTTCCGGCACCACACGCCCTCGTAGACAGGGGTGTCTGCGTCATACGCAATCACTTGTTCACTGGCTGCATTCAGGGTCGTCGTCGCTCGAAAGAAGTCGAATTGAACGTTTCCGCCAACCATTATCTAGTCACCGTCATTACTCTTCCGTTTCGCGCCAGCTTCGCGTACTGATCGGCAAACGCCGTCTCTTTGTTCGGGAAGACTGACCTGGCTTCACCGTCTTGGAACTGATCCACGTTCTGGTACACCCTGTACTGCTGGTCGACACGAAGAAGAGTGCGGCTTGCGATCTCCGCACAGACTTCTTTCACGTCCGCCGGCAGGGGCGTTGCATCGTCGTCATATCCTCCAACGTAGACCACCGTGTACAACTGCGGCGTTCGGTCCTTAATCTGTATCCTTACGGCGTCAGTGGGCCTTGGGAGCCTCACATAGCGGTCGTAAACCCAATACTCGTCGTCATCGGGGTCCAATACCTCTTCCGTCTCATTCTCGGTTACAGAGGTAACAGAAATGATGGGGGGGTTGCTCACCATCAGCATGTAGCTCCCCCCATCGTATGTCTGAGTCAATGTCTGCTGGTCGAAGCCAAAAGGTCGACGACAGTAGGCGGCAATGTCTGCGATTACCTGCACAAGCATCTCGGAGACGTTGTACCCGTAGGATGTCTTCCAGACACCCGCAGGGTCTTCCGTCAACGTAATCCGAGTCATAATCCCAATTTCACTCGCAGTAGGCCATCCCATGCCATCCTCCTAGAGAGCTGCGCCCTTGTAGATTTCCCAGTACGTTGCCGTCGATGCCCCAACTCCAGGCTCGGATACCGATGTGCCGGCCGTCACCTCAGCCTCGGCCAATGCTCGGCCGAATGCCAGGATGCACTTGAAGTAGTAGCTGTCGTTCTGAACGACGTCGTCAACTGCGTAGGTTTCACCAAACGCCCAGCGCTTGAAAATTGGCTGCGCTGTGCCAGAGGTGCCAATGAAGTTGATCCCGTAGCCTGTCAGCGTATCCCCGTTTGTGTTGTAGTGCTGTGCGCGAATGTATCCGCCCGCAAACAATTCGTCGACGGCGAAGGCGACAATGTTGTCTTCTCCGAGTCCGGCGGCGTCAGTGATCTGGATATCCGCGGACGAGTACCCAATCGGGACAAGATCTGTCCAGTTTGAGTTGTCCGGAGAATGCTGGAACGTCAAGTAGATAATCCCGCTTGCTTCAATGTTCCCGACCTCAACCAAGAAAGCACCAGCCCGGCACCCCCACGTTAGCTTCGCTGTCGTGTTGCTCTCCGATGCGGCACCTGCTCGTACGGCTGTCGCCAGGATTGGAATCGCGACAAACTTGCTATTGAAGTCGCGCGTCATGTCTACACCCATAATGCTTCACCTCCTCCTTCTACGAAGTCCGAAGACTCGTAAGGAACTGCAGTTCTTGTTCGTTCTGAACGCCGAAGTCGATCTCTTTCGATGCCAACACACCGATTTGGAAGGTGAGGGCATAGAGTTCCTTGAGAATCGTGATCTCGGTCTGTCCGCCGTCTGCGAGCATGATCGTCTTCTTGTTTCCAACGAGCATGGCTCGGGATTCATCCGTGGTGCCGCCAAGGTCCGTTCGGATCTGGGACGACGTGTACACCGGCAAGCCGAGAATACGATTCGGAGGCATGTCAGTGAGGTCCATGATGTAGTTGTACTCAGCCGTTCCCGTCTTCGATTTCTTGAGGACGTTGAGGATCGACTCCGACATAACCCACGCGCTCTGTGCCTGATCGACAATACCGTCTCGCTGCCGAATGGCGCTCATGCAGTCGAGCAGGTTGTCAAACGTCGGCACAGCGTTGATGTCGGTCGTGTACGGAACCATTGAAGGAAGGTTGAACAAGCCAAGAGGCTGCTTGCCCCCATTTCCGCGCAATCCCATCTTCGTCTGCTCGATAGCCATTGCGCTGATGATCTGGTTTCGCGCACGTTCCTCGACGTTCATCAGTGCGTGCTTGATTAGGTTCAGACGAATCTGAACAAGACAAGCCATCTGATGCAGGGTTAGCGTCAATTCGCCGTACTGCATGTCAGACGCTGTAATGGCGGTTGTCGGGGTGTCTCCCGGCCAGTAGATGATCGGGTCGTTTCCTTCTTTCGGCCAGGACTGGTACTTCGGAGAGTTGGGCAGATAGTCGACACCCATGTTCATCCAGATTTCCTGTCCGCGTAGTTTCTTGATCCACTCGGTATTCGCTTCGGTAGGAATGAAGAATCCGCCGGCCACTTCAGCCCCCAAGTTGAGGTCTTTCAGTTGAGCTATGCGCTTCTCCATGAGTTCCTTCGTCACTCCATCTTTCGGCTCACGACCGAACGATTTCTGCGATTTCAGAACCTCCATCTCGAGCCCCGCATCCAAGAGGAATTCGTAATCGCGCCCCTTGGTAAGGATCCCGATTGCATGCACGATCATGAAATCCTTCAGCTCGCGCTTCGTCGACTCGTGAATGATTGTCGGAGCCGTCATCTGTGGTCCGATGCCAGCCAACTGCGTCTCCGCAGGAGATCGTACCGCCGTGGCCGTGTCTACTGCTCCAGGAACTGAGGGCTTCTTCAGTTCGACCGTATATTGATTGTCGTCCAGAAATTTCTGCACATCGGCAGGAATCTCTGGCTTTGTTTCCTTGCCTTCCCCAGCAAGTAGGAGCTTTGCTCCCTGAAGGATCATATTCCTCTCTTCTGGGGTCATCTGGCTCAGATCTAGTGCCATGTTTCTCACCTCTTATCCGAATTTCTCCACGACCCCAGCACTGAGCGCAAGTAGCTCGTTCTGTAGTCCTTGGATTGTTCCCTCTGCCGTCGCCAGCGCGGCGTCTTTCTCCGCAATGGCAGCCTTGTATCCATCAATCAACTCACCTGTCAGTTCAAAGGCTTCGTCGACTGGAATACCGCCCGCCGCCGCCGCCAAACGAATATCCTCAAAGGTCTTCAGCGTTTTTGCACACACGCCCTGGGAATCTCCCCCCACCTTCGCGGAACATGTCATCTCCACCGCTGCTTCCCCGCCACTCTTTAACGCCTCAGAAACGCCGTCGCGGATCGCCTCTCGTAGTTCCTTCTCTCCTTTGAGATGGAAGTTGACAGGCACCGTCAATGGAGCTCCTTTGTGTTCGAACGCTTCAAACATCTGCCTCAAGATGGGCGATGGGCCTTTGTACACTTCCTCTGCGTAGGCGCGGAACATAGCCTTCAACCCATCCGTGCGCATCGCTTCCCTGTTCGATGGCAAGGACACGGGGCTGTGCTCGAGCAGTTCCCACTGCTTGATGTCCCAGCCTCCCCAGAAGTTGTCACTCTCGACCGGCTCCCAATCCTCGATCAGGAATCCGACAGAAGTGCAATTCATAATGTGGCCTTCCCACATCTTGTAATACTTCTGACCTTCTGTATATTCATTCTCGACAGTCCATTGCCATCGCGCCCACGTCAACTCTTTGTATTGCTTGATCAATTCGGTAAAGCCAACCGCAATGTCGTGCGAGTGCAGACCAAACACAGTCGAGTTCCGTTCGTAGTTCGCCGTGATGATCAAGCCATCTTGCCGCATGATGTCACCATCACGATCTGGAGAGGAAGACGAGATCACCGACTCCGCTTTCGGTCGCGTATCAAGAAGGACTCCGCCTTGGGCCCCAACGTTAAACACCCTCTCCGGTTCTCCAACCGACGCAGGCAAGGAACGTTCGTGCAACGCATACTTGAACATGCCTGCGACGTTCCCTTCTTTCAACAGATCCCTAATCGCGCCACGATCGAGAACAACGTGACCGTTCTCCCCTTTCACTGCGATCTCGGTTACTGTCAACGCCTTCCTATCCATTGCTACGCCCCTCCTTCGGGTGAGAACTCCCCCTGCTATCCTTGTGAACGACATGCCGGCCTTTGGTTACGGTCGCCGTTTTGCATCTGATGCACGTTGATTGTGTTTGAACCATTCCGCAGGCCGGACATATTCGTTTCATATCTATCCCTCGATGTCTTCCAAGATTGGCATCAAGCCAGCCAGAAGATCCCATGGAATCACTGTCTCGTCTTCCGAGTTCGGATTCT